TACTATTCCATTCAAATGATCCAGTTCATGTTGAAAAATCCTTGCTGTAAGCCCGGAAAACTTTTCTGTATGTACGTTACCGTCAAAATCTTCATAACGTACTTTGATTGTCTTTGATCGTTTAATGTTTATAGAAAGATTAGGGAAAGACAGACAACCCTCTTCCATAAGTACTTGTGTATCCCCGGCATCTACTATACGGGGATTAAAAATACAGAATGGAGGAGCCCCTACCATGGCAAATGCACGGTAAGGTAGTCCTAGTTGATTGGCTGATAACCCTAACCCATTATGCTCCAACAGTTTTGTAACAAGAATAGTTGCTAGCTCGTGTGGAGGAATAGGAGGGTTAGTAAAGTCAAACTTCTCCAGGTTTGTAGAGAGAAGTGGATGACTAGATGCTACTAATGAGACGTCCATGCTGCCACCTTTCAATCCATGTTTTTCCACATGAACGACATTGTCTATGTTTTGTAGTTACGTGTTGATTTTTGTCTACGACTTGACCGGTTGCATCAACTAGTGTCGGATAATGTACTGCTGTAGACATATTAATCTTTTCAAACACCATACAATCATCACGTATACAGCCCGGGCCCCCATCGGCATATTCTGCTAAAAAAGTACTCATGATGCTATCCTGCTAAAATTTTTATGTTTTTCAAAACGAGTTACATGCTCAAACTTATCAAACAATGTATCACCTTTATGACTGATAATAAACACATTAGTATCACCAGTCAAGGTCTGTAATATCTTTAAGAACTCATCAGTACCGTTACTGTCCAATGAACTATCGAAAACTTCATCCATAATAAGAAGATTGGTACTAGTACTATTACGTAATTTAGCAATCGCCCTCCACGTAAATAACAATGCTAAGTCAATCCTCATCTTCTCGCCTTCAGAAAACGACTCATAACTAAAATCATCTCGATAACGTGACTTAATCTTTTCATTAAAATTTTCATCTAATTCAAAATTAACAAAAAAGTCTAACGATGCCAGGTACTTGTTAATGAGTTTATTCATTACAGGTACATATTGCTTGATTATCTTTGTCTTAATACCTGAATCTCGTAGTAAATTAGACGCTACATCTAATACACTTCTGTCTCCCACAAGTTCTTCTTTATTGGCTATGTGTTCTTTGAGAGCATGTTTGTATTGCTTAAGTTCTTCTGAATTACTCTCCTGCTTAACCAATTGCTGTAATTTAGCTATTTCCTGTCTAAAACCTTCAATAAACCGTTTCTTAGTCTCTTGCTCAACCCGGAGATTGGATATGATAATGTTTAATTGGTTAACCTGTTGGTTAATATGATCCATATCTTTTCGGCGTTCTCGTGACAGGAGCAACTCCTGTTGTAATTTTTCCAACCCGTCAGCTAATATAATTAATTGTTCGTCATTAAGTGTAACAATTGACGCTTTATGATCATGACTAATACCTTGTTGACAGGTAGGGCAATCATTATGATTATTAAAAAATTCTATTTCACGTTTAAGCTTTTCATACTTGCTTTGAATCATTATTTTACAAGTTTCTAATGTTTGTATACGCTCGGTAACCTTATCCCAATCAACCGTTTGCATTAACATTTCTTGTGTTGTTTGGTATACTTTTAACTCCTCCGCCCTAGTATCGGCAATCTCCTGGGTGAGTCGCTCTATCTTTAATTCATTTTCTTTAATTACGTCATCGTTGTTACGATTTATTTCTTCTAGATGTTTCTTATGCATCTCTATCATTTGTGCAGATAATTTAATCTGGTAATCTACATCTACTAAATCATTTTTATTCTTATTAATTTTTTCTTTAAGTAGATTATTCATAGTAGAGAAGATTTGAATATCTAATAAATCTTCAATAACTTCACGCCGATGGGCAGCAGATAATTGCATGAATGGTACAAACGATGCACTACCTAAAACTACTATTTGACAAAACGACTTATGATTTAACTTCAGTATACTACTTTCAAACATCTCCTGATATTCTTTTGAATCAGCATCTTGGTTTAATAGTTTATCATCTTGTATAATTTCAAATACGGTAGGTTTAATACCTCGTCTAACTAAATAATGGCGCTTACCTATGTCAAATTCTAACTCTACTAATAAACCTTTTTCGTTTATTGAATTAACTAATTGCGGTTTATTAACTTTACGAAATGGTCTACCGTATAATGCAAACGACAATGCATCAAGAATAGTACTCTTACCGGCACCATTCTCGCCTATAATAAGTGTAGATCTATTCTTTACGAGGTTAATTTCAGTAAACGCATTGCCTGTACTAAGAAAATTACGCCACCTAATGCATTTGAACAATAACATACTATTCCATAGAGAGGGCTTGATGATAAAGCGTTCTAAGTAAATTATCAAGTTTACCTTTGTCGGCTTTTATTTCTAACTGATTTACATAATTTTTTAAAATCGTGAGAGTATCTTCAGCTTCATTCACGATATCGGTGTCATCTTCTAGATTAAGATTAAGGTGGTCTTCTACTACTTGTAAATCGACCACACCTACACGCTCAATTTTTTCAACGTACATATCAAACCATACTGGGTTAATTTTATTTTTAATAATGACTTTAACTATAGTATCTTTATACGGCTCCATATCCTGATCTAAGATATCGGACATTGATGCCTGGCTATCATCATACCACAATTTATGAAACATACTATAAGGATTGCGTATAAATGTTAATTCACGGGTGTGTGTATCTAATAAATGGAATCCTTTAGTATCTTCATAATCAGACCAAGTCATTTCATATGGAGTACCAACGTAGGTAATGTTACTATGTCGTGAACGTGTATGGAAGTGTCCAGATATTACTTGATCAAACTTTCCAAAATCTTCTGGATTCATACCATCGTCACATAATGCACCTCGATGCATTTCAAATCCAGTAATTTCAAAATGTCCGGCAACCATAGGAGAACGTGATAGGCGTATGGCGTCTATCACCCGGTTATAATTCTCCTGGCATATCCACGGTACCATAAGAATAGATAACCCATCCAAACTAGTTTCATATGGTTCAATAACACCATGGATATTACTATATTCTTTTAAAAGTAACTGTAGAGAATTAACTTCGTTTGTATTTTTAAAGTACGTATCGTGATTACCTACCAATAACCAACTTTTATAATCCCGATTAAGTGGTTCAAAAAAATATTCACGCGATTGCTGTAATGTATTATAATTAATAAACTTACGGCGATCGAATACATCACCTAACTGAATGACATACTTTACATTAGCCGATTCAAGTACTGGAAAAAATACTTGTTCGTAAAATTTACGAAAATATTGATGAAAATGAGGACTATCCCCTCTTGCACCAAAATGAACGTCACCTAATATCGCTACTAACATTCTCTTCTACCGGTTCATCCTCAATAAACTTCTCTATACCTTGCTTACGCTTTTTACGCTTTTTGTCTAGGTTATCTTCAAAGTTTTTAATAAAATCATTCATATTCTCGTTATCAACATCCATGGGGATACCTACAAACTCATCATCTAACTCCTGCTGATCAAACACCTCGTTCATAACAACAGAATTCTCAAATGCTTTGTGCTTAATATACAATTGCTTTTTTTCTTTTTGTATTCGTCTAAGAAAAGCAAAGTAAATAATCTGTGTAAAGTAAGCAAACGGATTATCATAACGATCGGGATCGTAGTTATTAAAATAACTAATACAATTTTCTACCCCATCGGAAACCATCTCCTCACGGTAAGGATAGTTAATAAAGTTAGGTTTTGTAGATAGACGGTTGGCAATCATTAACATACAATGACCGATATACGATGGAATAGGAGGTACAGGCTTTTCTTGACTCTCGTACTCTTTTACCTTTTGTCTATACTCAACTATAGCTAGATATAACTTTTTATTATCTACGTAGTGGGCATTGGTCATGCTAATTCAAATTTGGTTTATACATTTTCTTTTCCATCATAGCGCGCTCTATCTCTTCTTCCTCATTATTATCACCCATAAACAAAGCTGCTTGTTCTAACTCTTTATCGACATGCATATCTACATGACTCTGTATACTTTTAAGAACAGCATTATAATACTTCTCCAATCCCGGTAATGGTTTATTATATGATAAAACATGAAAATGTCTAAACCGGTGTACATCTTGCATACTAAATGGGCTAAAGCGATGAAGATGTACTGAAGGTACAGCATTGTTGACGTGCTGTCGATAATTAATTTGTAGAGGATCCTTAACCGATATTAAATCACTACTAATATCTACTACATCACCGACTATTTCAACACCGTTAGTAAACTTGATGACTGATATCATTTAGTCTCCTAGATTGACGTTATATATTTTATAGTCAAACTTTTCATCATCGTACATACTAACACGTTCCATAAAATGTAAAATTGTATAATTTTTCTTTGACTTCCACGACAAATCATCGGCAATATCAAAGAGGGTGGCGAAGTCTTTATTAGTGCTGAGTCTCAGACTTCGACCTATAGATTGTAATGTCTTTATTCTTGATTTGCTAGGACTAGTAAATATTATATTATGTAGGTTTCTTATATTAACACCTGTAGAGAATGTCCCTAGCGATGCTACAATAATAGCATCTTGCTCGTTCTCCACCGCATGTCTAATATCTTCTCGTACCAACCCATCAATATCACCATCGACGTAAAATACTCTACGGTCTTGACATTTTGACCATATCCAGTCATACAAAAGTTTACCAAGGTCTTTATGTTTAAAAAGCACCAACGTGTTGCTCTTGAGTGACAAAACCAAATTAACGATAAATTTATTTCTGCTGTTATGACCTTTTATAAAATCTATTTCTGTAGTATAATCTACTCCTTTATATAATTTTCTTAGTTCATCGGAATAAGATAGTACAATAGCTTTTATCTTTAATTCGGTAACATGTTTTTGATCCATTAATTCTTTAGTAGAGGTAACTTGTCTTACGGCACCAAATAACCCTTCTAGTACTAACTGATGGGTTTGTGATCCATCGAGTGTACCGGTAAATCCAAATCTATACGGACATGTAATCATTTTTGTCATCATAGTCTTTAGGCTATTGGCCTTAAAGAGATGAGCTTCGTCTCCTATTACGGTATGAAACTGCTGGTACCATGTCTTAGATAATTTATATACTGATTGCCAAGTAGTAATTACTATACGTGTATCAATTACTTTTTCCTGCCCAGAATATATTTTATGAATAAGATCTTCTGGACACCCATAACTAACAAAGTCCGATGCCATTTGATGGACTAATGAGGTAGTAGGTACTACGATTAAGATCTTATCAACATCTGAAAGAAGGTATCGACTAATTAAGTAAATAATTAGCGACTTGCCCGATGCTGTAGGTGATAATAGTAATGCACGTCTTTTTCTTATAGCATGTACAAAAGCTTCTAGTTGATAGTCACGTGGTTGTCTATCGGCAGGTAACCCTACACTACGAATAAACTCTAAAGCCTCTTCTATTGAAAAATTAGTATCGGCAAATGTACGATCGGCATAGTTTATTTCATAGTCACGTTCTTTGGCAAACTGCTCAATATGACTAGTTAAACCACCATAAATGTAATGGGTAGCTGTAGAAAATAGACGTATTTTTCCATCCCACACTTTATTACGAAATGCAGGTGAAAATTTAGCATTAGGTACGTTAAATGTAAAGTAGGAACTTAATTCCTGTGCTACATCACCATCACAGTGCACCTTAACATATACATCGTCTACTCGCTGTATAATCATAAACCGTTCCTAAACTTTTCCCAATCAATAGCAGACTTTATTTGATATCCACGTGACGGTAAATTTTTAATTATTGACTCTAAGAATTCTACTTTTTCTTGTTGCTGGGCTATCATACTTCTTGCTTTCATCAAATGCTCATCAGCATCGATGTATACAGATATGTCTGACTTTAGAATGCGGAGGGCAAAGGGATCCCATGCATTCTCTTTAAGTTCTTCCAGGCTTAATGTACCGTTGTAATATTCGTGTTTTTGACGATATAGCCTCTTATAAGATTGTTCCCACTGACGAAGTACACGACGTTCATCAGAATACAAACGAAAGTACTTAGCATGTAGTTGAGGTATACGTAAACTTTCCTCTCCTAACTCTGTACGATCAATCTTGGAGTCTGCTTCCCATAGGGTATGCAAGTCTTGAATATTCATAATAAATTTAGTTTCAATGGCAACAGTGTTATTATATTCTATAGCTACAGACGATTCAACGTAAAGGACCTGTATGCAAATGATACTGTACATTCAATATAGTCTACATCAGTACTTCTAGCATCAAAGTCCAGAGTAGATAGATCAATAGGATACATGTCTTTGTAAACAATTTCCAGTATAGGTGCTTTAGCAGAATTAAGTACCATTAAAGATGCATCTGAGTATATACCAGTACCAGCAACTGGATTGGTGACAGAACCGCCAAACCTAGCGCGTTGAGTTGCAACAGTATTATACTGATCAAAATTATCTGGAAAACCTACAAACACGATCCAATCAAATAATTCTTGGTAATTACGCATTTCTTCGTCAACTCTAAACGTGACTGTAAACGGCTCGTAGTTAACATGATCACCTGGAATAGGTAATCTGTTAAAAGGTGTCTGTATGTCTGATTGCCCTAGACTGACGTTCGGAATAGATACTGACTGTACAAAGTAATTTACACTAGGGGTCTTTTTAATAGTAAAAGAAAACCCTAATGGGGATAAGAAATTTCTATTAACTGGTAGGTTGGATATAGCTGTCATAATAATATTTATCTAATAAAAAAGGGCTCCGAAGAGCCCTTGAAACGTATCATGTTTTATTATTATTATTACATGATATTGTTTACGCGTACACGGCGGTAGTATACGTTGGTGTCTTCTGTAAGAGCACCTGTACCAGCGGCTGTGGCACCATCATTGAATGGGTTAGCAACCATACCGTAACGAGTCTTAAAGCCAATCTTTGGCTGGAATGTATCAGGATCTACAGCACGAACCATTTGTAGAGGAACGTATGGGCAGTAGAAGATACCAGCATCGAACGGGCTTGAACCTTTATAACCCATAACGAAGTAGTTGCCACCAGCATATGGATCAATGTATACACGCAGACGACCATTCAATACACCGGCGAATGTGTTGCCTGTATCATCAATTTGTAGATTGTTGCTGTTTAGAGCAGGTGTGTAATCTAGAACACCGGCCATTTGTAATGCAGACGCAACATCTGAAGAACAGATTACAATGTTGCCCTTACCACGACGAGTTTCTTTTGCAATTACGTTAGCTTCACGCTCTAATTGGAACATTAAACCTTTGAACTTCTCAACAGACCAACGACCGTTAGAATCTGTATCAAGGTCAAATACACCAGCTGTAGTAGTACCTGAACTTGCGCCTACTTTAGCAGTGATGTAGATAGCACGAACTACTTCACGGTTAATTTCTGTTAGAATTTCTGAAGAAAGAATATTTGATAATTCTGTTTCAGCATCTAAACCGTGAACAGCACGTAGATCCTGTGCAAGTTCCATTGAGTATTCAGCCTTAAGCGCACGACCTTTAGCTGTAACTGTTACTTT